ATCTTTAATATGGACAAACCACCAAGAACCAATCCACCACTAACTGCACAAGCAAACTTAGTAGTATTAAGAATTGCTCCACCTAAGATCATTCCTCCGTTGACAATGTTGTGACATTTACTTAACGGAATAACATTTCCGCCAAGATCGACTCCACCATTTATCAACTGAACATACGATTTAATGCCAGCAGAAGTTACCGTTCCACCGAGCACAATACCTTTGCTTGGATTAAAAATACATTCTCTTATCCAGCCAACCTTACCTCCTGAAATAAAACCACCTAAAACAGGATTAATACACTTCCATTTTTGGACGGCTGAACCACCAATAACAATTCCAGTAATAGCAAGTATGGCATTACCGAAGCGTACTATTACGTTTCCTCCAAAAATTGATCCTCCATTTATTGTTTGAGTATATGATTCCGCAGTAGTCACATGTCCATTTGCACTTGCACTTCCACCTGAAACAAATCCTCCAATTACTGTTTGAGTATATATTTTATTATGCTCTGTTATTGCTGCATTTCCACCAATAATTGCTCCAGCGACAACTGTTTGAGTATACGATGATGGTCCTGCCTCATATGTCTGAGTCTGACCCACAGTAAATGTCTGACCTGTATACGTTGCAACAGTCGTCCATATAGAACCATCATCTGAGTAATCAAGGGTAAAATTACCAGGAGCATAAGCTGTTGAGTATAATGAACATGTAATAAGAAATTCTACTACATTTGCTGCAGTTGGAAGTTCATAACCAATGTAACTGGGAAAACCAGTGGCTCCCCAATAATCAGCAGGATTTCCATCAAAAGCATTTGCTACTGCACCAAGATCAGATGCATTACATAAAGGTGTTCCTCCTGAACAAAGAGTTGATCCTCCTCTAACTGAATTAAATTGAAGCTCTGCGACTTCAGTACCATAAGCCGAAGGAGTCGAAGTTATGTTTATTCTCCAATAAAGATGGGTTGCCATTAACTCACCATTGTCGTAATGTATTGCTTACTTTCATTATTCTTTCTCAAAAGTGCTGTACCAGATGTGCAATTTGGCATAGCATATTTCATTTCTGTCCGATTCAAAATCTGACCATTCAAATCTCCTGTAATTATTCCATGTGTACTTAACCATATTGCAGCAATTCCCTGACCTTCCTTAGTCAAATTAAATGTCAGTTTATCAGGAATCTTAACCAAGGATGCTGCATCAATTACTAAGCCCGTACCCGCTACAGCGGGATATGGTAATAAATGAATAAGCTGAAATTCCTCCGGTCTCAAGCCCAACATGAAATATGTGTTTTCCTTATCTGAAATGTAAATTCCATTATTTACTGGAAGCATCATTATGATATCTGTTGGCAATTGCTTAAATCCACGTCTTGCATCAACAATACCAAAGTTTAATGGATCAGTAATCCAAAGAACATTACCGCTTGCGACGTAAAGTCGCGCATTAAAATAAGCTAAAAGTTGTCCAGGAGGAGTTGTTCTCTTAAACAAGGGGTATTGTGGGGGTGAACCGAATACGCTTGCCACTCCATCCTGGACAAAGCCGATAACCGAACCATTTGTAAAGTAAACAATGTCATTTACGTAGTCATAGGACACGGGACTTGAGCCCATTCCAGACATGAGGATATTGTATGACCAGTCTGAGTTGAAGAAGATGAGATCTCCGTTAAGTACGGACAAACAGACCACTCCGTTGCTCCACAAACTTTGTATTTCTCCTGCAATAATTTGTGTTGATCCTCTTCTTCTCTTAACATTCCCAATCCTCGTAATGTCCACGTTTCTCCCCATTTTAAGCATTCCAATAGGAAGATCAACTTCATCATTAATCGTATTGATTCCTTCAAACTTATCAATACGCAAACCAAGCATTGTTCCACCTACTTGAAAGGGAGGTTTGTATACGCCATTAGCCATATTAATAATCCCATACCGAATGAGATCGATTATCGCGTCTCTTAACGAGCCAATGATTAAGCTTCATTAATCCTTCTTGATAATATTTTTCGTAACGAATTGTATTGATTTTATCTCCCTCAATTCCATCTTCAATATCTTTAAACAGCAAGGTCGCTGTTTTATAGACAAGTAAATCTCTGTGCAAATATTCTGGCAATGAAACTGGAATATCGGTTGGCTCAACCAATTTCACCGGCTTCTTTGCATAGAGGATAATTAAGACACGTGGAATCTCTGGAATCCCTTGATACCAAAGCACGTTGTCTTCAAGTGCAACAAATTCAATATCTCCACGATGATCAAGTTTTGGGTAAAAACTCATCAATTGTTCAAGTCCATCACAAACCTTAATCCCACGTTCATCTGCCCAAGGGTAAACATTAAGTACCCAAGGGCCAAAGTATGTATTATACATCGAAGCGCCCGGATGTGGATTACTAATGAAAAGTAAGCGTGAAAATTGAGGAGGAAGCGTCACGTAGGCTTTTGTAAGATCGATGTCAACCGTAAAAGGCACCTTTAACGATGGTATCGTTATGCAAGCCTCTTCGGTGATTTCAGTGTACGCCTTGTTGACGTACTCTTTCAAGTCCAGTGGGCGTTCTGTTCCAAGCTCCGTATCTTGGACAGCCTTAAGTGACGCTCCCATTATCTCCTCAAATGTCAACTTAACCTCCTCAGACCGCATCAATTTTTGATGCAATCTTAATATTAACTCTGCCTGTTAGCAATTGGCTCACCTGGAAACTCTGAAATAAGCATGTGAACCCGCACACGTCCTGATGTTATTACTGATGATCCAGTCGCATCAATCAAGAACAACGCTACACAGAATACTGGTCCAGTATCTCCATCAACTCCAAGAATGAACTGAGAAGCTGCAGCGCTCACTGTGCCACCGTAAGCGGACGTCAGCCATGCACTTGTATGATTGCTGGTTGGAGTGTAATAACCAACCGTGCCCATTGTAACATCTGCAGCAAGCACATATGCATTATCGGTTGACGTAAAAGTCAACGTGCCATTTATTCCAGGAGCAATTGAAGTTGCAAGTGGAATCGTTCCCCACCCCACTGTCAAGGTTGCAGCACCTCCAGAAGCTGCAAACAACTGAGTAATTTGCACCACCACCTGATGCACCTGCGTCACCCTTCCCGCATAAGGGAAATCAAACAAAACTGCCGCATTTCCATGGTAAGTATCAATAGGAACCGTCTGAGAAGTCCCATACATGATTCCACCAAGTTCGGCAGAAGTTATCCAGTATGGGTTGTATAGACCGATCTGTTTACGCTGATCGGTCCGTCTTGCGTCAATCGCTGTAATCGTTGCAGACATTTCTTCCTCCTTTAAGATATCTGAGCAAAGGTAACAAAAACAACAAATGTTCCCTGTGTTCCGGAATCCGCATTAGTCGTTACCGTAATTGCTCCTTTATCAGCACTGAACCAGTACGGTACATTCTCTGCTGTATATCCAGCTGCACCTGTTGTAGTGAGAAAGTATGCAGCCGAATCTACTACTTGATTTCCCGAGTACCCAACTGTAATTGATGCACCTGCACCAGCTCCAAAAGCCGTAGTTACAAGCACCCAAGTCCCTATAACGAACGCCGTCCTGGGAACTCTTATAATTGAGAAATAACCGTCGGCTGCAGGAGTAATCACCTTTGACCTTGCAAACCAAATATGGTCTGATTGGTTAAGGCTTGCATTCATGTCAGTCAATGTAGCCATTTAAGCCTCCTTTTATGCTAACGGCGCTCCCCACGCTGAACCAATTACTATACCGAAATCGGTGTAAGATGTTGCACCAATTGCTGAATTTCCAAACTTCGTCTTGGTCATACCGAAAATCCCTCCTCCACGGATCATAACGAAGCGCTTTGCATCCTTTTCGTAAGGCACAAATGCAAGCGTTGTAGAATGAGATTCTCCGGCACCGCCCCAAGCCCAGCATGCAGCCTGAGCACCGACCAAGAAGTTCCTATACACATTACCTGTAGTATTGTAAGATGATGCACGCACACGCTGAGATTTGCTAACGATCAAGCCGTTGTACTCAAACTCAACATTCGGTATCTGTAACTTCTGCCCAGATCTTACAATGTCTCCCCATTGCCCTGCGTTCATGTTCGTTCTTAACGCATCAAAGCAATAATTATGCAAGAACACACGGTAGTAATTCTTACCGTTGTGCCGGATTGGTCTGACCTTGTAATAAGGAGGAAGGTTCAGGTCCATCAATTCGGCCCTCTGCTTCATCTTATCCAAGAATGACAAATCTATGTAATTTGCTGCAGTCATGGCTGCTTCTGCACCCGATGAACCATCTGTTCCTGTAGCTAAACCAGAGCACATCCAATGCTTAGCATCCGGGTCGGTTATTGCTGTAGCAAACGACTGCCCAGCAATAAGGAACGACGTGTCACCGCAGAGATTGGCAAACATATAATCTGAAAGCTTTGCAGCCCACCAATCATTGAGAGCCATTTTGCCCTCTTCCATAAGAGCATATGGAATTCTCTGCTCATCCATTTTGCTCCCTGTATCGACAGCATGGTTAAGCTCTTCAATTGTTACTTTGAAGTTCCTAAAAGCCAAACGCTCTTCGTTTCCCTCAACAGGCATCTGGCCAACAACACCTTCTCCAGTTAACGGAAGACGAATACCAAAGGTGATTGTATCCCCTTCTCCCTTAGCAAGATCATTCTTCATCTGAACAATTGCATCTGCTGAAGTACCAACAAGATCGTTGAATTCTACAGCAGGAAGCAAAATCCTGAATAGATCCCTTGCCCACTTCTTTCTCGTGAGTGGATCGTTGGTTAGAAAAATCAACGGTTCTGTAGCCATCTTTCACTCCTTATTTTAACTCATTCCTAAGATACTTGTCGTAAATATCATTAGGAACCTTACTTAATTCAATTTCCGGAAGAGCATCAATTTTTGCTGCAGTCCAACCAGAGGTTGCTCCTGCTCCTCCACCTGGAAGATCTTGAATACTTGTTGCTGTCTTAATGGGCTCTTTACCTTTGACGACTTCACCGGGCTTAACCTCTGGAGCCTTAGCATATGCTGGATGATATTGCTTAATCATTCCATACATATATTTATAAGGATTGCGAAGGGACCAAATTTCAGCCTCAAGTCCGCGACGAACTTCATCAACATTCCCACCATTCTTAGCAACAAGTGCGTTAGCCATCGACTCAACCACATCATCAAAATGTGCTTGATTTACGACTTCGCTAACATCTTCGTACTTCGGATTCATCTCCATAACGTCCAACAATGTTTGGAGTTGTTCCGCACGTACCTGCTGACCGTATTGAAGAGCAGCTTGCTTTTCCTTATCTTCATCGGAGACCAAATTCGTCTGTTCCAACAACTTGTTGGTCTTAGCTAATTCAGCCTCCAATGTCTCTAAGGTGCGTTTCTGCTCTCTCGCAATTTGCCTGAGATTGACCAACTCATCCTCTTTCTCAGACTCATTGTCTACTGTAAGTTTGGCAAGCTCTGCGGCTTTTAATACGGCTGCTTGCTCTTCCTCAGCAATCTGCTCAGCAGTCTTCTCGACTTCACCGTCCGTTCCCACGTCTGTCTTAGTCAAATCCAATCTTTCAACTGCCTCAACAGGCTCTTTAACCTCTTGCACAGTAAGTACATCTGCCATAATTACTTTCCTCCCTTTTTACCTTCTTTTGGTTTAGCCACTTCTTGAGATTTTTGATGTCCCTTTAACCCCGTATCAACAATCTTTCCATGAATCTTATGGTCAGCAATTGCCTCCTTCGACTGATTCTGTGCATCAATCTTTCTCAATTCCAACTGCAATTGTTGTTCTCTAAACTGAGCAACTTGTCTCCGCGCTGAGAGTGGCATATCCATATACTCCATAATCATTTCTGGAGGTATTGTGCCTGGATTATTTTGTGAGAAATCATTAAGCATTGCTGCAATCGTCATTCTCATCGTAACATTATCAACCGCTTCATCAACTGCCAAATCATACTCTCCCGCTGAAAGATCATTGATTTTTGGTGCAGCAGGGTGTATTTGTTGATTAACTGCAATGTTCATCGCCCCCTCTTGTCCTTCAATTCGTATCATGGTTTCTTCTGTAACAAACTGCTGAATCATGCCTAAGAGAAACTTTCCTCCCTGAATTCTTGATTCCCTAAAATTGTCATATAAGGTGTAGAGGACTGCAATATTGGTATCTTGTCTCATCTTTGCAGTCACGCCCGGCTCCCGAGACGATGTTTGAATTCCAAGCATCGTATCTTGAATACCGGAGACGTCTTTCATATCTTGATCAGCCATTTGTTCAAGTTGATTATAAGTCTGAGGAATCTGTGGCTGATCCGTAAACTTCCACTTATCCCAAAATGGCGGATTGATTTCAAGACGGAAATTTGGTTCAGATGAATGTTCCTTATATTTCTCTTCATCAGCCAAAGCACCAACTGCATGAACTAAAATGTTCTTTTGTGCAACATTAAGCAAATGGGCAAGTTGCCTCTTAACGGTATTCTGCAAACGTTGAGGATCTTTCATACCTCGAATTACGCTCAACCACCTATTTTCATCTTCAAGTTTATAAGCTCCATACAAAATAATTGGAAAGTAATCATTGTCATTTCCTCTGAATTTATATGGTGATGGTCCTTGCTCCATGATCATTGTACTTGAAAAAACTGCGTAAAATACGGTCTTACGTAAACGCTCAGCTGACTGAATTTGCTTAGGGTCGATCTTAATAGACTTACCATCAGGCCCTGGAACTCCTTGAACAAAAGCTTCCTGAACTTTCTTAAATTCAGCTGGTGAGCATGATTCAATCTTTCCACTCAACGGATTTCTGAACCAAGTCACTTTATCCCAGACACGATACCAACATTCACTTACCCGATATTTGTTGCGAATTTCATCATAATAAAAGGGAATTGGATGAGGAGGACTGGTATTGCTTAATGATCTCACTTGATTGAGATCCAGTTGAGGCCAGTATGCCAGAATGTCTTCAGCAAAAAGCCACTTATCAACTACGATATATCTTGCATCAGACATATCATATTCTTGAGATAACGGATCTACCAAGACATCACGACCAGCAAGACGCTTACTTTTCAATTCAGGCTTGAATGGATTTGATCCACTTACCCAATAATACTGATATGATCGACCTGACTTAATTGCGTGTTCAAAACACTCATTCTCAATACGCTTAATGCGCATATTTCTACGATAATGTTTCATTGCTCCATTCATAATTTCGCTCATTGCTTCATCTTCCTGAGCAACGGAAAAGATGTATGGTGCTCTATTTGATTGAGCAGCTAAACCAACAAGCATATTGATCTTAGGCATGATCTTATTAAATGTTGAATTGGGCCGTCTTTGATCTCTTAATTTATCTGCAACCTCTTTTGTATCTTGAAAGCCAGCATACATACGATAATCTTCTTCACTCTCAATACGCCAATTATACTCCGGTGTAGAACATTCTGCTTCATTCACCCAATAAAGTAATTTGTTACGTAAGGTGATTTCATCCTTAACATCCGTCGCAAGGTTGATGTCAGGAACGTCACCGACACCAGACATTGGTTGATTATGTACTAAGGTATCGGGAATATCGACTATGTTTGCCATTAACTTACTCCATTTTCATTTGCATCAAAAATTGATGCATCTGGTTGCTTTTTCAAGCCCATTTGTTGAGACAATGGAATCGTCGATGCCCCTGCAATTCCAGCCGTCTTAAGATAACGATTTTTTACTTTTTGTGGAATCTTCCTCCATACATTAACTAAGTCAGGGTCTTTAAACAATTCTGGAGTTACGTTAGCTTTAAATACAGTAGCTACTCCACTAAGAGATGCATCAACTTCTGCAGAATTATGTTTTTCACCGTAAGCTCTTTTCCAATCTTCATAACTTCCAACATTTTCATTTATGCCTAACTCATCAATAAGTCCTTCATTTCTAAGTCTGTTTACATTATCAAGAGATAATCCCTGTGTATGTGCTGCAGTATAAGGTCTTTCAATATACGTATATTGATCAGAACCAAGGTTAAAAACATTTTTTGTAAATTCCTTATTCCCGAACTGTTCAATATGTCTGAGTTCATGTGGCAATGTAGATGGATACGTCCATCCAATTCTTGGAAGAGCTATTCTATTTGTATCTGGATTAGCAAACGATGAGTGACGTAAAGAAGGATATTTATTAATAATGTTAGAATACTCTTCTTTACCCATAAGGTCTGCTAATCCCAACTTTTCCGGATTTATTGCTGAAGCAATTTCGTGCTGTAATAATAACGCCGAAGCGTATTTCTTACCAATATGCCTTACTGACTCTCCAGTAAGCTCAGCGCTGTGTTCAATCAATTTCTTAATAAAAGTGTCTGCTGCTTCAGATAATAATCCCATTATTCCCTCGGTTTTGCAACCTTCTTACCCTTCTTTCCTTTATGATAAGGTAAGCCTTTCTCGCCAGTTGCTGCAAATTCATGAAGCATTTTATGCCCCATCTTCAACAAACCCTTATTCCTTTTATAAAGTTTCTCGGGTTCATGTTCTGCAATAGCCATTGCTGTTCGTTGAGCGACTGATTCAGCTGGCATCTTATTTCATCCAAGTTGGCTTAGCAACTTTTGATCTCTTTAATTTGTTCTTCCCTTCATTCTTCAAAATATCATCAAGCCTTATATCTTCCAATTTACGCTTAGATGGCGATAAGGATTGATAGGAAGCAATTGCCTTATCTTCTCGTTGATTATATTCATAAATCTTCTTACGATATTCAGGCGATGTCTCACCCCAATTTCCCTTCATCCAAGGATTTGATGGATCATCAATCTTCGTAGCCATTTTTATTCACTCCCTGGAGTAAAAATGTTCCCTTTCCTTAACTTTTTAAGATTATCCCAAACTGTCCTTCCCTTTGTCGGCACTGGCTTAGCAACGTCAACCCTTTTCTCTTTCTGTTTCGTATCTTGAAATTCATTCATTTGCTTAGCAAATAAAGCATCTCGATCTGTAATTTCCTTTTCTCTTTTCGTTCCACTACCTCCTTTGACTCGTAACGGAGTGACATCAGAAGTAGTCATTCTTGCAATCGGTATAAATGGTCCTCGTCTTGCCATTTCATTTCTCCTTAAACTATTACGCGGTCATCCAGGCGTAATTATCTCCTGTTCCCTTTCCAAACTGCTTTTCTCTCCACCTGAAATTTGGATCTTTTTTAACTTGCGATTTATTTGCAAACACTTTTGTTGAGATATTGTTAAAATACTCAGATAGACATAATGCATCAGCGATATTTGGTGAAGCAATTCCTCGTGCTCTCATTTGCTTCTTGCTCTCAACCTTAATTCCACCATTGACATTAAAATCATATGTTGGACTTGACAATTCATTAGCCAATTGTCGACCAAGTGACAATGTATCTCCAGCTCGCATGATGTCTGGAAAGGAATACTTTGCTGCCAAACACTTTTCCTTAACCATGACCCAAAGTTCATCACGTAAGCGATCGTATCGCGTAATGTCACTTGACATATTTGCTACATTAATACCAAATAATCCCCTTAAATTGTGTTTCATCAGCCAATCCGTAACGCCAGCGCCAACGCCTATCTCATCAATTGCTATACCTTGAGCTTCCATTTCCTGAAAACTTTGGAGTATAAATCCACCAAGACTTATTGTATTAAGTCCGTGGAACTCTTCCCAGGGGGAGATGACATTTCCTCTTCTTGGAAGGATAATAGAAGCATCTTCGCCGTACCTCGCAACATCAACTCCAAGATATATTGGTTCATCTTCAGATGCCACGATATCATTTCCGATACACTGCTCAGCCCAAGATAAAGAGATAAGTGTTCGTTCATCCTCCAACGGAGGTTCTCCCATGACTCTGATTCGAAAGACATTTGACGCCTCCCCATACTTAGTTTTCATATCCTGCCACATTGATTCCTTAACCAATGATGATTTCCGTGAGTCAAAATGGAATTTCGTCCACTTCTTATTTATTTCTGGATGAAAATGCGTATCATAAAAATAGCCCGAATTCCTTGTCATGTTTCCAATAAGAATGCATTTGTTATCTTCCTGAGTCAATGCACCTTCAAGAGGTATGAAAATTGGATCTACGACGCCCGAAGCTTCGTCCACCACCACCATAAGATGTTTCTCATGTAAGCCTGCAAGCGTTTCAGCTTGCTCTTCTTTCGTAGCTTTAGCCGAAGCGGTAATTGCTCTACACCACCATGTTTTTGGAAAATCCTTATGAAAGATTTTATCTTTCTGAATAACGAACTCATTTTTTATCTCCGAGCCAAGCATCCACTTCGCAATTTCGCTCCACAAAATATCAGATAATTGATGCCCTGTCGGAGCCGTACATGCTACCTTACATACCATGACATCAGATCCATCATCAGATGTCCCAGCATGAGTCACCATAAACCAGCAAATTGCAACAGCAATACATGCATCCTTACCAACTCCATGCCCACTTCTGACGGTA